TCCTGCTAACTTCCAGACTGCTCAGAACTTCCAACAGATGTTATTAGCTGCTACTGGTACACTAGATAGTTCATCTATGCCAAGTCAAGTAGCTGGTGGTGAAGCTTCAGGTGCTGGTTTATCAATGGCACTGTCTGGTTTGATGAAGAAGAACAAACGTGCTCTAATTAACTTCCAAGAAGACTTCTTAATTCCATTCATTCGTAAGGCTGCATGGAGATTTATGCAGTTTGATCCTGAGCGTTACCCTGTTAAGGACTTTAAGTTTATCCCTGTATCTACAATGGGTATGGTTGCTCGTGAATATGAACAACAACAGATGGTTGGATTGATGCAAACTCTTGGACCTACAAGTCCTATTACTCCAATATTACTGCAAGGTATCATTCAGTCTTCTAGCCTGTCTAACAGAGATGCTATCATTGCTCAGTTACAGCAGATGAGTCAACCTGATCCACAACAAGCTCAGATGGCTCAAGCTAATATGCAATTAGACATGATGGGCAAGCAAGCTCTTGTTGAGAAGACTAAAGCAGATGCTGCTAAGTCTGCTGCTGAGGCTGAGAAAGCTCATGTTGAAACTCAGTTAGCTCCACAGAAAGCTCAAGCACAAATCGTAGGAGATCTTTCTAAAGGTAATTCTACTGATCAAGCACAACAAGACTTTGATCGTAGAGTTAAGATTGCAGAGTTAATGTTAAAAGAAGCAGACTTAAAACAGAACTCTAAGATTGTAGAAATGCAGATGGCTGAGAAAAATAGTCGTCTTCAGAAAACTAATGCTGATTTCTTAAAGACTTTAACAAGTAAATTATGACAGACATAAAAGATTTTATCCTACAACTAGAAGATACTACTCTTTCATTAGAGGAGCAACAAGCTGCTCTTTTAATGATTGAGCAGACTCTTATTGAAAATAAACAAATACAGGAAAAAACTTTAGAAGAAAGTAGTAATCTAATTGTAGATGCAGTTAGAACAGTAGAAGAAAAACTAGATGCAAAGTTTACTGCACTTAAGACTGACTCTAAACTAAAAGGTCCTAAAGGTGATCAAGGTATTCGTGGAGAGAATGGTAAGCCTGGTCGTGATGGAGTAAACGGTAAAGACGGTATTAACGGTCACGACGGTGCTGATGGTATTGATGGTAAAGATGGTAGATATGTAGTCAATGTTGAAGTAGATCTTGACGATACTCTGTTAGTTACTTTGTCTGATGGAACTCAGATTAAAACTACTAAAGAAATTAAAGGTCCTAAAGGTGATCAAGGTCCTCAAGGATTACGTGGTAGTAACGGAAATGGTGTAGTTGTTGGTGGTTCAACTGGTCAAGTATTAACTAAAGTTAGTAATACTGATTATGATGTTACTTGGTCAACCAATGGTGCTGGTACAGTTACATCCGTAGGTGGTACAGGTACAGTTAACGGACTATCCTTAAGTGGTACAGTAACTTCTACTGGAAACCTTACTCTTGGTGGTACTTTAGATTTATCTGCACCACCCGCTATAGGTGCTACTACAGCTACTACAGGTGCATTTACCACTTTAACTTCTACTGGTGGTGCTGTAAACGGAACTATAGGTGCTACTACCCCAGCCGCAGGAACATTTACTACTATTACAGGACAGACAGAAGTATTAAAAGGTACTGGGCAGAATTTACAACTTCAATCCCAAACTTTTACCAATGCTACAACATGGAGTCCTCTTAATGGGATTACTCCAACAGCTAATACTACTACTGCCCCCGATAGCACAAATACAGGTAGTTCGTTTTTAGAAAGTACAACCACTATAAACCAATCACTTGCTGAGCTTACTTCCCCAATAACTTTGGGAATTACTTACACATATTCGGTTTATGCAAAAGCTAGTACCGCAACAGCAATTCAAATTACTGGCAGGGCATCACCTTTTGGTTCTAATATTTGGGCTAACTTTAATTTATCAAATGGAACAGTAGGTTCTGTAGGCTCAACTGCTACAGCGTCTATTGTAAATGCGGGTAGTGGTTGGTATCGGTGTATCGTTACTGGAGTATCAACAGCTTCCGCAACAGGCTCGTTTGCTCTTACTTTAATTGACAATAATCCATCCGCAGTTCGTTTTCCTTCTTATCTAGGAACTGGAAGAACAGTATTTATTTGGGGCGCACAACTAGAAATAGGCTCAACAGCCAACACCTACATTCCCACAACCACAACAGCAATCTACGGAACTCCTACCCTATCCTTTAGTGGAGTAGCAGGACTAGGACTAGAATCTAATGGTTCTCTTTATGTTTCTCCAGCAGGAACAGGAGCATTACAAGCACAAGCTACTACATCTACTACAGCAGGTGGTAATGCTAGGGGTGCTAATGCTGTTGATTGGCAGACGCTAAGAAGTACAGCATCAATGGTTGCTAGTTCTACAGGCTCAGTAATAGTTGGTGGTCAAAATAACACATCATCAAGCTATACATCTTTTGTAGGTGCTGGTGCAAATAATTTTGCCCAAACATCCAATTCATTTGTTGGTGGTGGAAATGCCAATGTAGTAAATCAAAATGGTGGGTATGCTTCTATTGTTGGTGGAAACGGAAACACAGCTTCAGGTTATTCTAATTTTATTGGTGGTGGTTTTACTAACGCAGGTACTAGCGGAAGTGCGGTAACCACTCAAAGCGGTACTATGAACGCTACAACAGCCGTAACGCTGTCAGGCAGTAACGCATCAATTAAAGTTGGTCAATACATTACAGGCACTTCTATTGCTGGTGAAACCTATGTAGCCGCTATTAGTGGAACAGCATTAACTCTAAGCAAAGTAGCATCAGGCTCATCTACTTCAACTCTATCTTTCTTTACTCCTCATGGAGTAGTAGTTGGAGGTGGTAATAACCAAGCTACAGGAGCATATAGTGCAATTTTAGGGGGCGGGGACGCTGGCACTGCGGCTAATAGGAATGTGGCTAGTGGGGATTGGTCTGTGGTGGGTGGTGGTAGAGGGAATACAGCTAGTGGAGCCATAGGTACTTTTATTGGTGGCGGTTTTTCAAACACAGCATCAAATGTAGGTTCTGTTGTTTGTGGTGGTGGATTTTTTGGGTCATCTACATCATCTATTGGTGGAAATTTGTCCAGCGGTGCATCTTCATTTATTGGTGCTGGTTATCAAAATAATAGTAGTGGTGGCTTTGCATCTGCAATTGTTGGAGGCAGTGGTAATAGCTCTGGTGGAAATTTTGCTTTTGTAGGTGCTGGTAGTGGTAATGCAGCAAATGCAAACCTTGCCGCAATTATGGGTGGGGCATCTGGAATCGCCAGAGGTATAGAAGGCAACCATGTTTTTCCAGCCTGTAATGTGCCAATATCATCTACTCAAGGAATAACTCAAACTGCATTGCTTTTATTAGCTAGGCAAACAACCGATGCAACCCCTACAGCCCTGACAAGTAACACTTCAGCCGCAGGAACAACAAACCAAGTAATACTACCTAACAACTCTGCTTATTACTTTAAGATTGAAGTAATTGCTGGTAAAACAGGGGCAGGGGATACAAAGGCTTGGGAACTAAAAGGTGCTATCAAGCGTGGTGCTAATGCTGGAACTACAGCTATTGTAGGAACAGTTACAAATACAGTAATAGCTACCGATGCAGGTGCGGCAACTTGGACATTAACAGCAACAGCAGATACAACCAATGGCGGTATTACAGTAACAGCAACAGGACAGGCGGCAACCACAATTCGCTGGGTAGCCCGTTGTACCACATCAGAAATGACATTTTAATTAGGAGCAATCATGGCATTAAAACTTAACCTAGCATCAACTCAATTTGGTGTACCAGCCCCACAAGCCTACGCTAGAATTACTAACTTCTTTGGTACTAAAGACCAAATTCAAGTGCAAGTAGCTATTTACTACAACGAAGAAGCAAGACATGGCAACATGGCTACAGTTAAAGAAAATGCACATTACATTGCTATTGAATCGCTTAATGGTGATATAATTCCAGCTATATATGAGATTCTTAAAACATTCTCTGATTATGAGGGTGCAGTAGACGCATAAATAGTTTAAAAATAGCTTGACTTTTGAGTTATTTTATGTTATAATATATAGAGTATAACACAGAATAACTCCCTTGTCAAGGAAAAAGTTAAATGAATGCAGAATTACAACGGTATTACGAGAATAGATTTGGAATGATGGCTACCCAGGGGTGGACCGACTTAATCGAAGACGTAGAACTAATGATAAAGTCCACTGATACAGTTAGTGGTATAGAAACAATAGAACAACTCCACTTCAGGAAGGGCGAAATGTCCGTTATGAATTGGTTAAAGACTTTAAGAGAGTCAAGCAGTGAAGTCTATGAACAACTTCAGGAAGAATCTGAAGATGCCTAGACGATTGTTTGACTTTGAATGTAAGAATTCACATAACACTGAAGCCTTCGTCGATGTTGACATAAAAGAAGTTCAGTGTAGTGAGTGTGACGAGATAGCAACTCGTATCATTTCCCCTACTGGGATCTATTTAGAACCTTTTAGTGGGCTTCATCCATCGAGTTATGACCGTTGGACTAGGGTGAGGGCTGAGAAGCTGGCACAGGAGAAGAGAACAAATGCTAATCACGGTTCGTAAATGGCAACTCTTGACCACCGAACTATTTTAATGTCCTAAAATCGCAATGCGACAGGAGTAATACATGGCTGAAATCATTGAAGTGCAAGAAGACTTAAGTAACAACGAGTTAATCCAGCAAGTTACAGAACAAGAACCTACTAATCAAGTAGATACTTCTAGTCCAGTAGAACCTGAAGTTCCAGAAAAGTATAAAGGTAAATCTTTAGACCAGATTGTAAAGATGCATCAAGAGGCTGAAAAGCTTATTGGTCGTCAAGCTCAGGAAGTTGGTGAAAGTCGTAAGTTACTAGACGAGTATATCAAGCAACAACTCAATACCACAAAGAACGACGTACAGCCTGTACAACAACAAGAGATTGATTGGTTTGAAGATCCTGCAAAAGCAGTGAACCAGGCAGTGGAGAATAATCCAGTTCTCAAACAGTTAAAAGAACAACAAGCTGAACAACAAAAGCAAGTTGCCTTACAAACTATTGAGAAGTCACATCCTGATTTCATGGGTATTGCTCAATCTGAAGACTTTGCCCAATGGGTTCAAGGTTCAAAGATTCGTATGCAATTATTTGCTCAGGCTAACAACTATGACGTAGACGCAGCAATGGAACTCTTAGGGAATTACAAGTCCATAAAGGGTTATCAAGAACAGAAGTCTAACAAGGCTGATGAAACGCTGAAGAAGGTTGATAGTGAAGCAAGAACAAAAACACTCAAAGCTGCTGGAGTCCAACAAGGTGGCTCAGGGGAAACAAGCAAACCTGTTTATCGTCGTACCGATTTAATTCGTTTAAGAATGCAAGACCCAGAACGCTATAATAATATGCAAGACGATATTATGCAAGCTTATTCTGAAGGTCGTGTAAAATAACATTACAATTTTAGGAGATTTAAAATGGCTTTAGGTACAGATCATCAAACAAAGACAACTGCAGATAAGTTTATACCAGAGATTTGGTCAGACGAAGTAGTTGCAACTTACAAAAAGAATTTAGTTTTAGCTAACCTTATCAAGAAGATTGCTTTCAAAGGTAAAAAAGGCGACACACTACATATTCCAAAACCAGGTCGTGGCTCTGCTAATGCAAAAGCTGCTTCCACTCAAGTAACCCTCAACACTGACACAGCTACAGAAGTTAACGTAGTTATTGATCAGCATTGGGAATATTCAATCTTGATCGAAGATATTGTTGAAGCTCAGGCTTTGGCTTCTATGCGTCAGTTCTACACTGATGACGCTGGCTATGCACTTGCTCGTAAAGTAGATAGCACTTTGATTGAACTAGGTCGTGGTGTTCAAAGTGGTGGTGGTACTGCTGCTTATAGCGGTGCTTTCCTTGGTTCTAACGGTACAACTGCATATGTTGCAGCTTCAAACAACGAAGCAGCTTTGACAGACGCAGCTATCCGTCGTTCTATCCAGCGTTTGGATGACAACGATGTTCCAATGGATGGTCGCTTCTTGATCGTTCCACCTTCAACACGTAACACCTTAATGGGTATTGCTCGTTTCACTGAGCAAGCATTCGTTGGTGAGGCTGGTGGTCAGAACACAATCCGTAATGGTGAAGTTGGTAACGTATACGGTGTTCCTGTCTTCGTATCTAGCAACGCTGATACAACTTCTGGTTCTGGTGCTGCTCGTATTTGCTTGCTAGGTCATCGTGACTTCGCAGTATTAGCTGAGCAAATGGCTGTTCGTTCACAAACTCAGTACAAGCAAGAGTACCTTGGTACATTGTTTACTGCTGATACACTCTTTGGTACTAAAGAATTGCGTGACGGATCTGCTGTAGCATTAGCTGTTCCAGCTTAAGTAGTTTGATTTACTCTGCCCTGGTAGAAACTGCTGGGGCAGTTTACTTAAGAGTTCTTTAAATAGAATTCTTAATTAAATTGAGGAGATATCATGGCATTATTCAAATGCATGCAGACTAACAATACTGTTGAGTTCGACAACGAATGGGACATTGTTCAAATGAGAGCACATCCTGATTATGAAGAAATCAAAGAAGAAGTAAAACCAGTAGTAGAGAAAGCAACAAAGAAAACAGCAACTAAAACTGCTGAAGAATAGTAATGACTCCAGATGAGCGCATTGCTGTCCTAGAGAATGAAGTAAGAAGCCTGAGAACAGATCAAAAAGAGATCTTAGATTGTATTCATGCTGTGCGTGATGAGATGCTACGCTACAAAGGTTTCCTAGGTGGTGTAGCTTTTTTAGCTTCTGGTATTGCTGTTTGTTTTACAGTCTTTAAGGACTGGATTTTACATCATTTCTCATAGGAGTTAACATGGCAACTAAAAAACAATCCAATAAAATTGGTAAGGTAATGCACGAGTATAAAGCTGGTACATTGAATACTGGTTCTAAGACAGGTCCTGTAGTTACATCTAAGAAACAAGCAGTAGCTATTGCTATGAGTCAAGCAGGAATGACTAAGAAGCCAATGAAGAAGTCTGCTGGAAGAGGTAGATAATGAAACAAGGACTATATTCTAACATCGCTGCAAAGAAGAAGCGTATAGCTGAAGGCTCTGGAGAAAAGATGCGTAAGGTAGGTAGTAAAGGTGCTCCTACTGCTAAAGCTTTTAAAGACTCAGCTAAGACTGCAAAGAAGAAATAATGGTTAAAAAAGTTTATCAGAACCCTGAAGGTGGTCTTAACCAAAAAGGTAGAGACTACTATAACAAGACTACAGGATCTAAACTAAAGCCACCAGTATCCGCTAAAGAGGCTGCAAATTCTCCTAAAGCTGCAGGTAGAAGGAAGAGTTTCTGTGCTCGTATGGAAGGTGTACAAGGTCCTATGAAGGATGACAAAGGTAGACCAACAAGAAAAGCACTTGCATTAAAGAAATGGGATTGTAAGTAGTCCTTAACTTTTA